AAGATGGCGCGTGAAACACATATGGGTCGCTATATGGGCGGTTCGCGCGAGCGATATGTGACCCCCTAACCCATTTTGCGACCCATATGGATTTAGGGGGTCACGGCGAGATTTGCGGCTGAGCGGGTAATCACTCTGCGGCGGGCGATGGCGAAGAACGCATCGCTCCAAGCAAGGGAGTCCGAAAATGCCGCAGACCGTAGACAACAACCTGGCGATTGACCTCGGCGTGCTGAGCGCCGAGCCGGCGCACGAATACCACGCCAAAGCGGGCGAGTATCTGTCGAGCCATCAGCTGCTCGACTTCATGGCCTGCCCGTGGCTGTACCGTAAGAAGCAGCTCGGCCTGATCGAAGACCACGACTCCCCCGCGTTGCTCGTCGGTCGCGCCACCCACGTCCGAATCCTCGAGGGCCGCAATGCCTACGAATCGGAGTTCGCTCTAGGCGGCCCCATCAACCCCAAGACCAACAAGCCCTTCGGATCGACCACCAAGGCCTTTGCCGAATGGGCTGAGGTCCAGGGCAAACCGGTCCTCTCCCACGACCACATTGAGCTGATCGAGCAGATGGCTTCGGGCGTCGCCATGAACGACGAGGCTGTGGACCTCCTGTTGTATGGCCGGTCCGAAGGCGTGATCCGCACGACCTACTGCGACACCCCGTGCCAGGTGCGTTTGGATTGGCTGCATCCTCATCGTGGTCTTGTTGATCTGAAGACCACGGCCGATCTGACCTGGTTCGAGAACGACGCGAAGCGCCGGCGCTACCACAACCAGATGGCATTCTATCAGGCCGTGCTGGGCCAGGTGATCGACGAGCTGGTGCCGGTCTACCTCATCGGCATCGAGAAGACCGAGCCGTTCCGATGCGGAGTCTGGCGTCTGGGAGACAACACCCTCGCCATTGCCAGGCAGGAAAACGAGGAGGCGACCCGTCGCCTGCGTCGAGCCTGGGAGATCGACGCCTTCCCGACCGGCTACGAGGTCATTCGCATTCTCGACTTTCCCTGATCCATCTCTCGCGCCCGGGCGGGACGGCGTGCCGTGCGGCATGGATGCCATCACGGAGGAACGCGGCCGGACTCCCTACACCCGCTCGGGCGCACTTCGGCAGGGCCGGGCTACCTGGGCCTCATAAGCCCCGGGACGCGGGTTCGACTCCCGCACCTGCCATTACTGCGACGGTAGCTCCTGCCGGAAGGAGCGTGAATCACGGCCATGAATACCACCCGCCACGTTGGGCTGCCTGCCGTGAGCTGAAGGCCCGCCCGGGTTCGATCCCCGGCCGTCGCATTCGCTGGCCAGCGAGACAGGACATGAACAGACCAACAGACAACTGGAGAACGACATGAACCCCAATTACCGCAACACAGACCCGCCCACGTCCGCGCTGGCCGGGCGGGAGGCCGAAGCCAACGGCTCGGCCCGCCAACACCGGGCACTGTGCTTCGAGACCGTGATGCAGACGCCCGGGCTGACGGCCCGCGAGATCGAGGATCGCCTGGGCATCAAGGCGCACAAGCGCCTGCCGGAACTGCGTCGGGCCGGGATGGTCCGCAACGGCAAGTCCCGAACCTGCAGCATCAGCGGCAGGCAGGCCCTGACCTGGCACCCCAACGTCGGCAACCACTGCGCAGGAGAACTGGCATGACCCTCATCAACTCACTGATCAAGAGCACCACGCCCGCGCCGCCCAAGATGATCGTCTACGGTCAGCCGGGCGTCGGGAAAACCACCTTCGCCGCCTCGGCCAACGCCGTCCTGCTGGACTGCGAGAACGGTGCCGGAGCCGTGGCGAACCTGACCCGCACGCCGTACCTGCAGTCCTGGCCGCAGATGCGCAAGTGGCTGGTCGAGATGGCGGACCTGGACAAGGCCGACGCGCCCCAGGCCCTGGCCATCGACACCATCGACTGGATGGTCCAGCGGATCGTCGAGCATGTCGTGCACGACCTCGATCCGAAGGCCGGTGCCGATCTGACCAGCACGCTGGGCACGGCGCATGGCGGTTACTTCAAGGCCCGAGAGATCGTGCAGAACATCGTCTATCGCGATCTGCTGCCGATGCTCAACGCCGTGGCCGAAACCGGCGCAGCCATCATTCTCCTGGCTCATGCGGCCAACACGAAGGTGACCACGCCCGAAGGTTACGACCAGCGTTTGGCCTCACCCGACCTGCCGCACTGGATCGCGCCGCCCTTCATCGAGTGGGCCGACTGCGTGCTGTACGCCCACCGCCGGGAAGACCAGCGTTTGCTGCTGACCGAGGGCACAAACGTGATTCTGGCGAAGAACCGCTACGGCCTCCCGGTCGAGCTTCCCCTCTCGTGGCCCGCGCTGATGCAGGCGATGACCGCCAAAGCGGAGGTGCGCGACCATGAGTAGTCCCCACATCGATGTCGAACCAACCTTCGTATTTCAGTGCTACCTCACGGACGAGAGCGGTGATTGGGAGTGCCGGTACTGCCCGGATGATCCCGAGAACGAACAGATCACCCTCAATGATGGCAGCCATTCCGGCACATTCCAGATGTCTGTCGAAACTGCCAGGGCCGTTGCCCACACCATCCTCGCGGCCGTCCAGAAGCACGACTGCGACAAACGCTTCGAAGAAGTCATTGCCCAAATCAAGGAGAGATAACCATGGCAAACCTGAACGGATTCAACGCGAACGAGGTCGAACCGACCACCACATTCGAGCCGCTGCCAGCCGGCAAGTACCTGGCCGCCATCACCGCCAGCGAGATGAAAGCCACGAAGAAAGGCGACGGAAGTTACCTGCAACTGGAGTTCACTGTCCTCGAGGGCGACTGCAAGGGCCGCAAGACCTGGGACCGGTTGTGCATCAACCACCCCAACGAACTGACGCAGAAAATCGCCCGGGGCAACCTCTCAGCCATCTGCCGCGTCGTCGGGGTCATGCAGCCCAAGGACAGCGTCGAGCTGCACAACATCCCGCTGGTGATCTCGGTCAAGTGCAAGAAGCGTGAGGACACCGGCGAGATCACCAACGAGGTCAAGGGCTACGAGGCGAAGGCGGTAGCCGCCGGTCGCCCACAGCAGGCTCCGACCACTGACACCACACCGCCGTGGAAGCGATGAGGGCAGCCGCGATGGAACTGACACTGCCCTGGCCCCCGAGCGTGAACCACTACTACCGCCGTGTCGGGCCGCGCACGTTGGTCAGCCGGGAGGGCCGGGAGTACCGCAGAGCGATCTGCGGGCTCCTGGCCCCGGGCGGCGGGAGCGGAATCCGCAAACCGCCTTCGGGCGGACGCATCGCCCTGGCAATGGATGCCTTCCCGCCTGATCGACGCCGTCGCGACCTCGACAACCTCCTGAAATGCACCCAAGACTCCCTCGCCCATGCGGGCGTGTTCGAGGACGACAGTCAAATCGACCTGCTGGCGGTGCGGCGATGCGACCCGGTTCACGGCGGGACCGTGGTGATTCGAATCGCCGAGATGCCCCTGCGTCGCTGCCCGCTATGCGGGGGCAGGTATCCCCAGACAGAAAGTGAGCACCACCATGACAACTGAAAAACAGACACTCAATCTCGACCAGATCCGGATCGATGGCGGTACGCAACCTCGCGTGTCTATCGATGAGCAGGTCGTGGCCGAGTACGCTGAGCACTACAGCAACGGGGTCGACCTGAAGCCGGTCATCGTGTTCTTCGATGGCGCGACCCACTGGCTGGCTGACGGCTTCCATCGCTACTGGGCGAACAGGAAGATCAAGAGCGACTACATCTATGCCTACGTTCACCAGGGCACGTTGCGTGACGCCATCCTCTACTCCGTAGGAGCTAACGCGACCCACGGCCTGCGACGGACGAACGCCGACAAACGCAAAGCTGTGCTGACGCTGCTGGAAGACGAGGAATGGTCACAGTGGTCAGACCGTGAGGTCGCCAAACGATGCGGTGTTAACCACAAGACCGTGGGCGCAGCCAGGCAAAGTCTATCTGGGGAAATTCCCCAGATAGACCAGGGTCCGCACACCGTCAAGTACAAGCGTGGCGGCAAGACCCACACGCAGAAAACTCGCAGCCGAACCCGGCATCGTGGCCCCGACTCTCCGAATCCTGTCCGTCAGCCGCGCCCGGCCCTGGCCCAGACCAACCTCAACCTCCCGCACGATCCGGCCTATGGCGCACGCGCCATCGTGGCCGCCATGGGCGAGGACTACGCCCACCAGTTGATTGATTCTCTTACCTCCTACCTCCGTGAAAAGAAAGAAGGTGACGCATGATCGCTACGAATACCAACCTCCGACTGGCAAGCATCGGTCCGACCGTTGAGCGCGCTCTCATCACTCCCGACCAGGCGATGGAGTGGCTGGAGCAGACGAACACCAACAACCGCAAGATGTCTCAGAAGCACGTGGACCGTCTGGCCCGCGACATGACCGACGGCAAGTGGGTGCTGACGCACTCGGGCATCGCCTTCGGTCCCGACGGCACGTTGCTAGACGGCCAGCACCGGCTCTGGGCCATCTGCATGTCTGGCATCTCGGTCGAGATGTTCGTCTGGCGCGACGTGGAGCCGCAGTCCATGATGGCCATCGACTCCGGCAAGGCCCGGTCATTGGCGGATATCCTCAACATCGCCGGTGAGAACGGCGACGTCAGCAAGAACGACCTGGCCACGCTGCGGGCGATGCTGGGCGGCTTCAGCAACCCGCCGATCCTCTCGCCGTCCGAGGCATCCGAAGCGATGCGTCGACACCACAACGCCATCGCGTTCGCTGTGGCGAGCCTGCCGACCGTTACGTCAGCGCGCGGCGTCAACACAGCCATCACGCGGGCGGTGGTCGCCCGGGCTTACTACTCGGTCGACCGGGCGATGCTCAAGGACTTCTGCCGCAAGCTGACCACCGGCATCGTGACCTCCGGCGACGAGGGCATCGTCGTGCTGCTGCGCCAGCATCTTCAGGAGAATCGCGGCGGCTCCTACAGCCTGCGCGTGCAGCGCTACGGCAAGGTTCAGCGCGTGCTGGGAGCCTGGCTCAAGGGCGAGAATCCCAGCCGCATCTACCCCGCCTCGGTCGAGATGTTCCCGCTTCCCGAGGAGGTAAAGGCTTGAACCAGTCGCTTCTGCCACCTCCAGAAGCGCCTGCGATCACGCTGCGTCCCTACCAGGCCGAAGCGGTCGAGGCCGTCTACGACCATCTGCGCCGTCGGGATGACAACCCTTGCGTCGTCATCCCGACGGCCGGCGGCAAGACGCCGGTGATGGCGTCGGTCTGCCGTGACGCGGTCAGCCAGTGGAATGGGCGCGTGCTGATCCTGGCGCACGTGAAGGAACTGCTCGAACAGGCGGTGGACAAGCTGCGCGCGATGGCACCGGACCTGTGGAACCAGATCGGCGTCTACTCCGCAGGCCTGGGCAGCCGCGACACCGACCATCCGATCATCGTGGCCGGGATTCAGAGCGTGTACCGGCGGGCGAAGGCGCTCGACAGTTTCGACATCATCCTTCTGGACGAATGTCATATGCTCCCGCCCGACGGCGAGGGGATGTACCGCACGTTCCTGGCCGACGCGCAGGAGGTGAACCCCAACGTTCGCCTGATTGGCCTGACCGCCACGCCGTATCGCATGACCTCGGGCATGATCTGCGGGCCGGAGAATCTGCTGAACCACGTCTGCTACGAGGTGGGCGTGCGGGAATTGATCGTGCAGGGCTACCTGTGCCCGCTGAAGACCAAGGCAGGCCGGCGGAAGGTAGATATCTCGGGCCTGCACGTTCGTGGCGGCGAGTTCATCGCGGGCGAGGTCGAGGCGTTGATGGACGACGATTCGCTGGTGCGTTCGGCCTGCCGCGAGATCGTCGAACACACCACAGAGCGGCATTCGGTGTTGATCTTCGCCAGCGGTGTAAGCCACGCGCTTCACGTGCAGCGCGTTCTTGGCGAGATGGGCTTCGAGTGCGGTTTCGTCTGCGGCGAGACACTGCCGTTTGAGCGGGCCGAGACGCTCAAGCGGTTCAAGGACGGCGACCTCAAATACCTGGTCAACGTCAACGTGCTGACCACCGGCTTCGATGCGCCCAACATCGACTGTGTCGCGCTGCTACGGCCAACGATGTCGCCTGGCCTCTATTACCAGATGGTCGGTCGCGGCTTCCGCCTCGATCCGTCGAAGGCCGACTGCCTGGTCCTGGACTTCGGTGGCAACATCCTGCGTCACGGCCCAGTCGATGCGCTACAGATCGACGACCGTGCCAGCGGCAACGGTGAAGCGCCCGCCAAGGAATGCCCCGAGTGCCAAGCCGTGATCCATGCGGCCTACGCGACCTGCCCGGAATGCGGGCACGCGTTCCCGCCGCCGGAGCGCGAGAAGCACGACCAGCAGGCGTCAACGGCGGGCATTCTCTCCGGTGAGGTCACCGAAACGGAATACACCGTCAACGAGGTTTACTACAGCGTCCACCAGAAGCGAGATGCACCCGAGGATCATCCGCGCACGCTGCGGATCGACTACCGCTGCGGCTTCAACGACTACCACAGCGAATGGGTCTGCCCCGAGCACACCGGCTACGCCAGGGGCAAGTTCGAGGCCTGGTGGCGGGCCAGGTCGAACGAGCCGTTCCCCGACTCGGCGGCCGAAGCGGTCGAGCTGGCCGAGGCCGGGGCGCTCGCCCCGACAATCGCCATCACCGTGCGGTCGGTGGCGGGCGAGAAGTTCGACCGCATCAGCGACTACCAGCTCGGACCGATTCCTCCGCGCCTCGATGGCGGCGATGAACGAATCGACGACGACGTGCCCGAGCCGGTCTGGCCCGAAGACGACATCCCGTTTTGAAGGAGCAATCCATGCCCTGCGCATGTCTCGAAAAACCAAATACGGTCGACCGTGTGGCCCACCTGCTCGACGCCGTGCAACGGATCGGCATCGATGACCTGGAGCGGATCGTCCAACAGGCCCACGAGTGCGACATCCACCAGGTGACCGAACCGACCGAGCCGTTTCCAGTCACGCGGCAGGCGCTGCGGATGTTCTGGCACTTTCGCTGCAACCTCGAGTCCGTGGAGGTAGCGCCGACGCATGGCTGATCGACCGTCCATTTCGGGCGTCGCACAGGCGTACCTGTCGGCGGGTCTCTGCGTGCTCTCGGCCATCCGGGCCGAGAAGCGCCCGGCTGTGGGCCGGTGGAAGCAGTATCAGAGAAGACGGCCCACCCCGGCCGAGTTGTCCGCCTGGATGGCGAACAGCCCGGACGCTGTCTGCATTCTCTGCGGCGCGGCGTCGAACAACGCCGAGATCATCGACTTCGACGGTGGCGGCGAGCTGTTCTCGGCCTGGTGGGACCGCATCCCCGCCGCTCTGCGCGATCGGCTGGTCGTCGAGCGCACGCCTTCGGGCGGTTACCACGTGATCTACCGCTGCGTCGTGGCCATCTGCGGCAATCTGAAGCTCGCACAGCGCCGCGTGGGCGAGAAGATCGTCACGCTGATCGAGACCCGTGGCGAAGGTGGGCTGTTCCTCTGTGCCCCGACCGCCGGGTACGAGATCACCCAGGGAGACCTGTGCGATCTGCCCGTGCTGACTGAGGCCGAGCGGGACTTCCTGCTGCAGGCGGCGTGGGATATGAACGAATGTCCGCCGCACAGCGCGAATGTCGGCCAGAGAAGCGCGTTGTCCGTCGGACAAGGCGGACTCTCGGCAGACAACTCGAACAATGGCGGCTGTCCGCCAGAGAACGGCCACATGTGCGATAGTCCGTCGGACAATGGCGATGGTCGGCCGATGTCGGTGGACATCTCGTACATCTACGGATGGTCGGCCGATGATGCGGACATTCGCCATGGTGCGTCGCACAACGCCCACATCACGCCGATGTCGGCCGCCCCTTCGCACAGCCGCCCCATGTCGGCCGACAATGCCGACAGGCCGGGCGATGACTTCAACATTCGCGGAGATGTGCGGGCTGTGCTGCAGCAGCACGGCTGGGTGCGTATCAGGAACGGAGAAAACGAATACTGGCGCAGACCCGGCAAGGATTCGGGCACATCGGCGACGCTGAAGGACCGGGTGTTCTACGTTTTCTCATCGAATGCCGCCCCATTCGACCCAGATCAGGCCTACGCGCCGTTCTCGGTCTACACACTGCTCGAACACGGTGGAGACTTCGAACAGGCCGCCCGCTCTCTGCGGACCATGGGCTACGGTGGCCATTGTTCGATGCACAATGCCGATGGTTCGGACATCTCGGCCATTGTGCGAATGCCCTCCGCACCCGGCGCTTGTCCGTCGGACATTTCGAATATCGGCCATGGTGCGACAGACAAGGCCGACAACCGGCCGGAGATTCAGAGACTCAAGGGCCTTATCGCCGAGTTCACCGGCCTGAACACCCCGATTATCCATGAGTTGCTTCGAGAGGGAGAAACCATGAACGTCATCGCCAGCCCCAAGGTCGGCAAGTCATGGTTTGTATCTCGCCTGGCGATCTCGGTCGCTTCAGGCTTGGACTGGTTGGGCCTGACGGTCGAGCCGGGCCGCGTGCTGCACATCGACAACGAGCTGCACGAGAACACCATCGCCTACCGTTACCGGGTGATCAGCGAAGCCATGGACTTCCCGCATCACCTTTACAGCGGCAACATCGACATGGTCTCCCTGCGAGGCCGACTGCGCGATCTGTACGGCCTGGCCCGCATGTTCGAGCAGATCGAACCGGGCCAGTACAAGCTGATTATCCTCGACGCCTTCTACCGCACGCTGCCCCGCGACACCGACGAGAACGACAACGGGGCTATCGCCAACCTCTACAACGTGATCGATCACTACGCCAGTCGCCTGCAGTGCGCGTTCGTACTGATCCACCACACTTCCAAGGGCAATCAATCCGGCAAGGCCGTCACCGACGTGGGTGCGGGTGCGGGCAGTCAGTCCCGAGCGGCCGACACGCACCTGATCCTGCGGCCGCACGAGGAGGACGGGATCATCGTGCTGGAATCGGCCGTCCGCAGCTGGCCGCCCATGCCGCCCAAGGCGCTGAGGTGGGACTGGCCGCTGTTCACACCGACCGACGAGGTGGACACGTCGGCGCTGCTGGGC